ACCAGGATACAAAGCCATGTACGCAACACCATGATTACCGCCTGTCGTATTAGTAAATACATCGGCGTAGTTAAACACGACCGTACGTGAACCCATATCCTTTTCAGCCACGGCATGAACTTTATTCGTAAACCGTTTCCATATTTTACGCCGGCGCCGCGGCATACGTTTGGAACGATAGATAGTACGAGCATCATGCTGGACTGTAACGCCTTGACCGGATCGTACACCGGCAGGGCGAGGACGAAAATTACGTGAAGAAGCCATCGACGTAGCACCTCGAAACCGCACACGTCTACTGAACCCAGAACTTGGCGTAAACCTCTTACGCTTACGCGTACGAAAAAAAGACATTGCAGTAGCAGCACCTAAGTAAGCTAAAGACTTTCGCTTATACCAACTATTACGAGCTGCTCGGACAGCAGCGTTCTGACGATCGTAAATACCAGAATAACCAGCTATTTCACGAACACCTAATCTTTGCAGGCGTTCAAATTCGTGAGGAGCCGTTTTGACCAATCAATGATCAAATATCTGATCAACCAATCAGCGATCAGATAAACTTCCCTTTGGACAGTAATGGCCAAATGAGAAAGTGGCAGCCAATCAGCGATCAGATAATCATGACTCATCTGACACGCGACACACAAATCTGGGTAATACTAAGCCAGATTTTGTGTCACTTTTTATTTTAGTGAATGTCACGCAACTGGTGCTTCACTATTAATAACCCTACTAGTGACTGTCTTGATTCTATTAAACTATGTCCAGCACTGAAACTACTGCTAGCAGTGATGGAAGTGGGGACGAATGGTACCGTCCATTACCAAGGATATTTGGAGCTGACCAATTCCCGCAAAATGAATTGGCTCAAGCGACTACTACCGACGGCGCACTTAGAAATGCGTCGCGGGAAGAGGGAGGACGCTATTATATACGTTTTCAAGACTTTAGAACTTGGCATGACTTTAGATCCTTCCTCGCCTTCTTGGAAGGATGCGGAATCGAGTACGAGTATCGAGGAATATTCGGCTACATATCAATTGCCATCGGTGACCTATGCAGGTGCAGGCGTTCATTGGAAAGACGTGGTTTCTTTATGCCGCAAAACGACAGTGGCGGAGAAACTAGCGGCGATACAGACTTTGATTCAGACTGGAGTGCCTGAATTAGAAATTGCGAATGAAGATTTTGAATTATGGGTAAAGTATAATCGAGCTTTTGTGCGATATGCATTATTAACATCAAAGCCTCGTGATGAAAAGACTCATGTTGTGGTTATTCAAGGACCTACCGGAACTGGCAAGTCCTTATATTGTCGAGACAACGAACCCAATGCCTACTGGAAACAGCGAAGTCAATGGTGGGATGGATACACCAATCAAGATGCCGTCGTACTTGATGAATTCTACGGATGGCTGCCATTCGACCTGTTGTTACGCTTGTGCGACCGATATCCCCTCAACGTTGAAGTCAAGGGAGGATCAATCAATTTTAACTCGAAGAGGATTTATATCACAACTAACAAGAAGCCTGATGAATGGTATCATGACGTCTATTTTCCTGCTTTTATTAGGCGGGTGGATGAATGGAAGGTTTTCACCACTAACAGTCAACATACATACAGTAATTTCGATGAAGTAAACTTCATTATTTAATTTAAGATATAGCTAAGCATTAACCCATCGGTCTCTGTCCTCGTTAGCACCTTCGACCTTGTAGAAATATTTTCTAGTAAGACCAAAAGTCAACGATTCTGTATAAGTACCAGTCGTTGAACCAACAGTAAGACCAGGAACCAATTTGAAGATTACAAGTAAATGACGAGTCCATCGTGGAACGTTTGGACCTCCAATCCGTTGCATCGACTCTTGCATCATTACTCGACGTTTGGGATCTCTAATCTGATACGTAAACGTATCTCCATTGTTAACGAAGTATTTTGTTTTGCGAAGTAATTTGATTTTATAATAGCCCAATGCCATAGGGATATCCCATGGCGTAGCACCTCGTGTTGAAATATCAATGCCTGTACCAGCACCTCCAATGTTTAAAGTATTGGCACTACCTTTCCCAAAAGCATCAACAGCAGTTTGGGACGTAGAACCAGTATCTTGCCAGACTTTACCAGAGATGAATTCATATACATCTACCTCAAGCTTCGCTTCACTAGCTGGAGTTTGGACACCAAGAACATTTAATGTTGAAGAATTCCGAAATGTAACATCCAATATTGCTGACTTGAACACCCATTTCGTATTGTTATCAATAGTTATACCAGCAGCAGCCGTAGGGTTACCAGTATTCTCATAACCCGACATATTTGTCAGGTCATTCAACCAAACCTTTCCTGTAGTGCCTGTATCACTAGAACCAGGATACAAAGCCATGTACGCAACACCATGATTACCGCCTGTCGTATTAGTAAATACATCGGCGTAGTTAAACACGACCGTACGTGAACCCATATCCTTTTCAGCCACGGCATGAACT